GCATGGTGTATGACGTTTAACCAATTAGTTGGTAAATACTTAACTGAGGATTTCAGAGCACCTTTTGATTCAAAGAGACGGGTAACTGCACGTAATAGTAGTAAGTTTAGTTCTCAGAATCGAGTGTTTGATACCATCCCAGCATCTCCTCAAGCATATAGCGGATTTAAAGGAGATCGTTTAAATGGTAAAATGATTACGTCAGTATTTGTTATGCCTAAAATTAGACGTAAAAATAGACGTAAGCTTAAGGGGCGGACTTAATAACCTGGTTGTATATAAATCTACCTCTTTTACCAACTTGGGTGTACCAAAGACTATCCTTTAATGCAGCTGCTGCAGCCGAAAAATCTTTTTTAGCTATACTAGCTTTTAAATCTACAAATTTATTTAATCTGGGTCCTCCTAAGTTAAATGCCACATCTATTAATGCCATTTTTACATTAACAGGTAAAGTATTAAAGTTTGGTGCAAATTTCATTGCAATGTCTGTAGCAAGTTTTACATTTTCCTCATACAATTGAAGAATTTGTTTATCAGTTAAACCTTTATTTAAATTCTCTTTAGTGATATTATATTTTAATAAAAGTTTTTGATTATTTACATCATGTAAATTAAATCCTATTCCTATATGCGGAACCTTATTTACAACATATATTTTTCGTTCATACCCTTCATGGTTTATTATTTGTTTTCTTAAAACAACTGGGTTAACACTTACATTAGAACTAACATTACTTACCTCTGCAGCTGAGTTATATTTAAAAGGCATCTGCGCAGCATTAGCATTAGCTGACCCTGCTAACATTCCTAAGCCAAGTATACCAGCTTTAACTGTATCTTTTATACCTTCGTTCTGTACATTGTTATTATAATATGCTTTATACGTCATCACAAATATATTTATACAAACCTATCAATAAAGTATTTAGGTAATTTGTTTTTGTTATTTACAACTGCATCATATATAGAACCATCTAATATATAAGTTATACAATGATCATCTTTACTTCTTATACCTCTACCACATGCTTGTACAAGACTTATAAGCATTTTGTTTGTATACCAAGTCTTATCTTCGTCAAATAGCTTTTTTATTCTTTTATCACTCAAAGGTAGAAATGCCCCTTTAACTATAATTTGAAACCGGGCTAAGTTATCTCTCAAGTCTACCCCAAATGTCATTGACGGGCTTACTATACAAGTTGGTTCGGTAGACTTAAAATGCTTACTTAATATTGATTCATTCTTAGATTCAGAATCTCTATATAAGAACCTCTTATCTGTTAAATTCTTTTGCAAATATTGAGTAATTTGCATTGTATGAGTATGTATAATGCCTTTGTCATTTTTATGGCTATCACATATGGTTTCAATTTGTGACAATACACGGGGTAACATTTTATCCATATTAGCCCTATTGATCTTATTATGTATAGATACATATATGGGAGCTTTAGCGCTATCAAAGGTACTATCAACTTCCACGTACTTATAGTCAGTTATACCTAACGTTTGAGCAAAGTGTTTATGATCGACAATTGTTGCTGACATTAGCAGTACATTTTCTGCGTAATTAAAGATGTATTTCGAAAGAACATTAACTTTTAAAGGCATAACTTTAACTGTTTTACCTTCACGCTGACATATATACTCACACTTGCTCCAAGTCTCATCAATTAAGTTTAAGGTTCTATGTAAGTTCTTAAAATAGTTTAACTTAATCTTATCATTAATGTTTAATGCTGTAGTTTTGCTGTTATGCTTTTGAGTAAGAGACTCAACATGCTCCCCAACTACTATCATTAAGGATGTTATCCATTTATAAACATCTTCTGATTCTGCAGAGTATAAATAGGGTATTTTAATACCAAGCAGTTTTAATTTATCAGGATCTACAAATATTGAAAAATGTTTTACTAATTCATCTTCAAGTTCTGAAGCTTCATCACAAATAATAAAGTTTTTACGTTTAACATGCCCAGGTAATGCTAAAAACATTTTATAATTTAACACGCTAAACCTATCTAACAGTGCTTTATTTCTTGCATTATAGTATGGGCATATATTATTAGACCAGCACTGGTCTTTTAATTTAGGAGCTAACAAACAAGGAGCATTCTCAACGTCTACATCAGTATCAACTTGACATTGGTAATTACTCTTACCTTTTAACACAGCTGAATCATCAAATAACCCTTTATACTGGTCTTGTAATGACTTTGTAATTGTTAATGCAAATGCACCATGAGGGTATTCCTTAAGACATTCCACTTCATTCGTATAATTACCAATATAATCTTGTTTAAATGCATCGTATGATGTTATAAGCTCTCTAAACTCCTCAGAACACTTATTAGACACATTACCTAACGTCTTAGATATAAAGCTCTTACCAGAACCTGTTGGTGCACTACATATAACAAATTTATGACCTTGCGAGAAAGCATCCTCTACACGTTTTATAAGCTCAATCTGCTGCTTGCTTGGATTATAGTTGTCTGGGAATTTAGATAGGTAACGACTATACACGGTCACATTATATTAACTTAATGCAGATAAAACAACCACAGAGTTATATAATTTATTTCTCTTTTTAGGTTTTAATAACTTTGCTTTAACAAGCAACTCCATATTTTTTTGTGAAAAATCTTCAATCGTATATGAAAAGGATATAGAATTGACTCCTTCTGTTACAAGGAAAGGATATGGTAGTTCAAATGTTCTTATCATGTCGTCTGTCTTAATAGTAAAGTTAAAATAAAAGTCTTTAAATTTAAATAATAAAAGCTTACCGGTTTTAAGTGGTTTTTCTCCATTAATAAAAAATACGATGTTTTTTTGCAAAAACTTATTAATAATATCTTCAGATGTATTAATCATGTATCCATATAAGTTAATTTTTGCTCAACTGACATGGTTAATAACGTTTCATTGTAGTATTTCCAAAAATCTTCTTGCTTAACCGTCTTAACTAAATCACAATTATCCATACTCACCATTCTCCATCCTTGCATAAAGATATCCCATACAGGTAACAAGTTTTTAGCTTCTGCATTGTATGGTAACAGCCCAGAAGATGGTTTATAATTTAAAGAAAGACGACCGTTAGTTGTATTCAGTATGTTTTCATCAAGGGTACATAGCATTCGTCTAAAAGCAGGCTTTCCTGCTTTAGGACGGCGTCTAATAAACACCACTTCACATACGCTTTCTCTTAGAAGGCTTTTCAGATTTGTTAATGTTGTTTGCATTTAAAATAGTTTCAGGGTTAGCAACGGATTGCTCATTAACGTTCTTACAAATACCGAATAATCTTTGTTCGTTTAAGAAAACACCCTTTTTAAGCTTGCCATACCCTTCAATAATAATATTTGATACAGCAGCACCTTTATCATTAGGAAATATAACAATATCTCCTTTTTTACAAAATCTAACACTAGGACCAGCAAGAATAACTTGAGCTTTTCTCCAAGCCTTGATTAAAGCATTGGTTGGTACATATAATCCATGACGTAATATAGCGTCCCCAGTACCGTCATTAACTTCATCAATGAATTCTACGAGTACTATATCATCAAAAACGAATGAAAGTACAAAATCATCACTTAGACCAAAGTTACCTTTACCATAACTGTCTAGATCAATTAAACTTTTTTGTGTTGCTAAAACATCTATAGATACTTGTGCCATATATTCTATTTAGTTATCGTTTTTTCAAACTCAACATTGTTTTTATACTCTCGTTCGCTGTAAAACTCAGGTATTATTACTGCTTCCTCGTCTTTATCTTCTTTCTTAGTCTTTTTCACATAGTTTAAACGTTTAAACTTAATTTTAGGTATAACATTATATAGAAAATCGTATTGTTCTTGCTTACTTGTATATATACCTGCATATGTATTAGAAGTCTGATTAATATACTCAGCAATTTCTTTAGAGTAAAAGGAACTCCATCGATTAACCATAAAAACACTAAACTGAGACTCATCATCACAGTTTAATTCTAGCTTATCCTTTGAAAATAATATAGAATTTAAGTAATCAAATATTGTCATCTATTAATGTCTTTTGAATTAACAAATAACCTTTGTAGTTGCAATAAAGATATCATCACTCATATTATAAAACGTTTCAATTACGTCTTTCATGAACTGTTCTGCTTGTTCATCGGTAAGCTTAGTACTATATGCAAAATTAGGTGCTTGACGACCAGCATCTATATT